CTTTTGATCTCAATGCTATCGATAGATCTTCTGATGGATCAATTGCAAATGCTCCAGAATTGTCATTCAATTCTGATCTTCAATGTGGAGGATCAACAGTATCTGCAACTGAAAATATTCAATTTAATGGAATAGTTCCACAAATATCGGCAATCAATCCATCATCGGATACTTTTAGTTCTGCTCAAATAAGAACTGTTAGTGGAACTAGTGTAAGTGGAAATGAAGTTTCCTTTAACGATCAAGGATACGAGTCTGTTGAAATTGGCATACCCAATAATTTAGATTCAACTAGAATTGTATGTTCAAATGTTAATGAGCAAACATACTTATCTTCCATGTTTAGAAACAAGTCATTCACTGTTAAGGTTGATTTATCAACTTCAGATAAAAACTTGTCTCCTGTTATTTTCTGGAAAGATTCTTCTGTAGAATTTATAAGTAATAGATTAAATTCTCCAATCAATAATTATGCTTTAGATAAAAGAGTTAGTAGTGATTTATCTGATCCACATGCTTCAATTTATGTTTCAAATACGGTAATACTAAATCAACCTGCAACAACACTTAAAGTTATTTTAAGTGCTTATAAAGATGCAAGTGCAGATTTTAGAGTATTGTATAGTTTAATAAGACCAGATTCAAGTGAAATAAACCAATCATATGAATTATTCCCTGGATATGATAATCTAACTATTGACAATAATCAAGATGGATATTTTGATGTTATTGATCTTTCTAAGAATAGTGGACTTCCTGATGTCTTTGTCCCATCAAGCTTAGATGATGAATTTTTAGAATATGAGTTTACGGCAAATAATCTTGGAAGTTTTACAGGATATACGATTAAAATTGTAATGTCCGGAAGTTCACAAGCATATTCGCCAAGGTTTAGAGATTTGAGAACTATTGCACTAGCATGATGATACCAGTAAAAGGACATCCAAATTTATACCGCGATGAAAGCACCGGTGCTATAATTAACTGTGATGATAATTTATATAATCAATATATAATTGCAACAAATAATAGAATGTTGCAAAAAAGTGAAATTGATACTATGAAAAATGATATTGAAGAAATTAAGTCTTTATTAAAGGAGATTATCAATGGAAGCAGATGAAATTAAATTAGAAACAATAACTAAAATGTTTGAATATGAAAAACATTCTAGATTTATTGATGAATTAAATTTTGAAGAACTTAAAAAATTTTCAAAATTATATTGTAAATTGTATTTGAAGCAGCAAGAAGTAATTTCAAATCTAGATAGTATAAAGATATAAATAAAAAGTAGGTCCAAAAAAATAAATGGCATCAGTATATGTCAATAATTTAATTATAAACAGTGGAAGTAATTTTTTTCAAACTTTCACCTTAGAAGGATCTAATAATTCTGCGCTCAACCTTACTGGGTATAGTGTAGAGTCTCAAATGAGAAAATGGTCTGGAAGTTCGGTGGGAATAGCATTTACTGCAGTAGTTGACGCTCCCCAAACTGATGGGAAGATATCTTTGTCTCTCACGTCAGTAGAAACTTTTAATATTAAACCTGGAAGATATGTTTATGATATTGTAATTACAGATCAGTCTAACATAAAAACTAGAGTCATTGAAGGGATGGTTTTAGTTAGAGAGGGAGTTACTAGATAATGTCCGACATAAGGGTTAAATCTAATGTTGGTCAACAGGTAATTAAAGCTAACGTTGGACAGCAAAATTCCTTAAAAGTAGTATCTTCAGTTTCTGGAGCAGCTGGAGGTGTAGCATTTTATGCACAAAATGTGGCAGGGGGAATTGCTAGTGTCACTCAACTTTATGTAAGTGGTCCTTCAAATATTATTGGAATAGCAACTTTTAATAATAATGTTTACTTTAATCAAAATGTATACATTGATGGAACTCTATCTTCTGATTCGCTTAGTTTAGATAGTATTACTGCGAATGAATTTATATTCACCAAAAATTTAAATGCTACTGGTTTTTCTACTTTTAGCAGTTTAACTGTAGTTGGTGTTACCACTCTTAATTCCTTAAACGTTGCTGGAATTTCATCATTCAATAATTTTGCTAATTTCAATGATTCTGTAGATATTGAGGATAATTTAGTTGTTAATGGTACTAGTACTCTTTATGGTTTTGTTACTGTTGATGATTCTGTAGATATCAACAACAATTTAACTGTCGATGGCACTACTGTACTCAATATTTTAGATGTTAATGGAAATGCCACATTTAACGGTCTAACTGATAGTGGAACGGCTATTTTTAATAATTTAGATGTTAATGGAAATGCTAATTTTGAACAATTTTATTATAACTCTTATAATGAAAATGGTATAGCGTATTTTAATGCTAGTGGATTATTAGTGTCAACAGGAAATCCGTTAAATAGTATAGATTATACAAATAAGATATTAACTACTGATGTATCTGGTTATCCAGTCTGGTCAAGTGTAATAGATGGGGGAAATTATTAGAGATGTCAAAACCTTCAAGTAGACAACAATTAATTGATTATTGTTTGAGAAGATTGGGTGCCCCAATTTTAGAAATTAATTTAGATGATGATCAAATAGATGATTTGGTAGATGATGCTCTTCAATATTTTTATGAAAGGCATTTTGATGGTGTTGAAAGAATGTATTTGAAATATAAAATTACTGAAGATGATATCAATAGATCAAAGGCAACACAAACTAATGGGGTTGGGATAGTTACAACGACTGGAACTGCAAATATAACTGGTCTTGGAACTGCAAATTTTAATTTTTATGAAACTTCTAATTTTATTCAAGTTCCAGATTCAGTTATAGGAATTGAAAAAATTTTTAAATTTGACACAAGTTCAATATCGGGAGGAATGTGGAGTATTAAATATCAATTATTTTTAAATGATATGTACTACTTTAATTCCGTGGACCTTTTGCAGTATGCTATGGTTAAAACATATCTTGAAGATATTGATTTCTTACTTTCTCCAGATAAACAAATAAGATTTAATAAAAGGCAAAATAGACTTTATTTGGATATTGATTGGAATGCAAAATCCAAAGATACTTTTATTATTATTGATTGTTATAGAATTTTAGATCCTAATGATTATACTAAAGTATATAATGATAGTTTCCTTAAAAAATATTTAACATCATTAATGAAGCGTCAGTGGGGTCAAAATTTAATTAAGTTTAGGGGAGTTAAACTTCCTGGTGGAATTGAACTAAATGGTAGAGAAATATATGAAGATGCTGAAAAAGAATTGGAAAGTATAAGGCAAAGAATGTCGATGGATTACGAATTACCACCTTACGACTTTATTGGATAATGGCACTAAACCCATTTTTTTTACAAGGATCTGCTAATGAACAAAGACTTGTTCAGGAGTTAATTAATGAGCAACTTAGGATTTATGGTGTAGAAGTTATTTACATACCAAGAAAATTCGTAAGAAAAGAAACTATATTAAAAGAGATATCTTCTTCTAAATTTGATGATAATTATGCAATTGAAGCATATGTCAATAATTATGAAGGATATAGTGGGCAAGGAGACATATTAACTAAATTTGGTGTTAATTTAAAAGATGAACTCAGTTTAGTAATTTCCAGAGAAAGATTTGAGGATTTTATATCTCCGTTTTTAAATGGCGATAATGAAGAAATAGAAATATCAACAAGACCAAGGGAAGGTGATTTAATTTATTTTCCTCTTGGTCAAAGATTATTTGAGGTCAAATTTGTAGAGAATGAGCAACCATTTTATCAATTAGGTAAATTGTATGTGTATGAACTAAAATGTGAATTATTTGAATATGAAGATGAGGTTATTGATACAAGCATTGATGAAATTGATACTCAAGTCGAAGATGAAGGATATATAACATCATTTGTGTTAATTGGTAGTGGATCAACTGCTACCGCAACGGCAACATTAGGGACTGGGTATATAAGAAGAATTTACTTAAATAATGATGGATATGGATATACTTCCACACCATCCGTTAGTATAACTCCAGCTCCTTTTGGTGGAACTAA